ATTAACACGATTAAACGATGGTAATGGTTTTCCTAAAAATTTATAAACAGATTCTTCATTATAATCATAATAACCATTAGGTAATTTATTACCAAAAATTTTACCAGTTTTAATATATGATGTAAGAGTTGGTCTAGTTATACCTAATATTTTTAATACTTCTTCAGATTTCATATTATTAAATAATATATCTTTTATTTTTAAATATAATTTTAATAGTTTTTAATACTTTTCCTACCCTGAAAAAATTTATGATTTTACCATTAATTTTTAGGTTTGATTCTGATATTTGTCTTTGCTGACTTGTCACATTTATTTTGTTTGCAATTATCTTTAGTTATAGCTTTTGATGTATATAACCCTGGTGTGCATCGATTCAACTCAAATCTATTTTTTTCTTTTATATCATATTTTATATCATCTTTCCTAATATATTCAGGAGGAATATCTACTAATATAGAGTCCAATGTATAATTCATTAGTTTTTTTAATGTATATGTGTTTTTTGCATTTAATATATATAATTGATTATCATATCTTATTAATTCCGGATTTATATCTACAAAATATAATTTATTATTTATTTTTTCGCCATCTACCTGTTCTATTAACTTTTCATTTCCATTTTTGCAAACAATTTCAGTATATGTTTTTGGATTCATTTTTGTGTATTTTGATGGATCAAATGTAATATTATCTTCAGGATTTGATATTATTCTAAAATTATTATTATTATTATTATCCTGATATATATTTAAACATTGAATGTTATTCTTATTTGTATCTTGACATATTTCAATCTGAAATATAAAATTATCTTTCATTTTTGATACTTCTGTATAACCATTATTTTTATTTCGAACCGTTTCTTCTGATGGCTTTGATTCTATGTTTTGTTCTGGTAATCGTCTTGCTTCTGGTAATCGTCTTGCTTCTTGTTCTTGTTTTGCTTTTTGTTCTTGTTTTGCTTTTTGTTCTTGTTCTTGTAATAGTCTTGCTTCTTGTTCTTGTAATAGTCTTGTTTCTTGTTCTTGTCTTGCTTCTTGTTCTTGTAATATATTTTCAATATTTTTTACTAACTCATTTATTCTATCAAATGGGAATATTGGAAAAAATGAACTATTTTCTATTACAAATGTTGGATAATTTAGTGGAAATATTATTAGGTCGTCATTTGTTCCTATATCCGTTATGTTCAAATTAGTTAATTTTGTGATTTGTTCTTGTATTATTTCATTTTCTATTTTTAAGAAGTTTTCGAGATCTTTTAATTTTATTGGTAGAACATTTATTTCATATTTTTTTGAAGGTATTGGTATTAGTGGACATAATGTATTTGATAAGTTTTTTCCTATTGCAAAACTATTATTTTTATAGTTTTGTTGTTCTTTATCATATTTTGTTTTTTGTATACGATATGATTTTAATTTTTCTTGATAATTATTAAAATTTGTATTAAAATTTGTATTAAAAGTGTTTATATTATTATTATAAGTTGTTATTATTGTTTCAAGATCTTTCTGTTTTTCTTTTAGTGTTGTATTGTAATCGTTTAAATTTTGTTTTATTTTTATTATTTCACTTTTAATTAAATTAGAATTAGAATTAGGATTTGTTAATAATTCTAAGTCAATTGTTAATAATTCTAAGTCAATTGGAAATAAACTCGGATATGTTAGTTGTGTTGTGTCATATACTTGAGGATCTATATATAGAGTTTGTGGTATTTCTGGACAATTTGTATCTGATAATGTTTTTCCCATCTGATTATAACTTTTTTTATATGCAAGTAGTACATTATTATAAATTATCTTATCTTTGTAATATTGTATTAGTTGGTTTATGTATTCTATTACTTTAGCTTTAGAATTTGTGTTATATTGATGTACATTATCATTAAAAGTCTTTATTTTTTCATTGTAACTTCTTATTATACCATTATATACTTTTAGTTGATCTTTAAAATGAGGTATTGAATCTATTAAATTTTTTAGATTATCTCCACCACCCTTACCACCCTTTAAATCTAAATACATTTTTTTATATTTTATATATCTATGATTAGTTATTTTTATCATATTATTATATATATATATATAATAATATGATAAAAATAAATCTTAAATTTAAAAAACTATATATATTTTTAGGATGTTTTTATTAAGATAGGATATATGTAATATAAATAGTTTTAATTAGTGTTTAATATAATCTTATCTTATCCATTATTTTAATTATTATTTTATATATCTAAATAATATATAAAATAATATATTATTAGATATATATTTAAAAAATAATCTATAAAAATACAACTTATATTGCTGAAGATGAAAAAATATTATTATTCACAAAAAAATATAGATGGTATATATTTTTGAAAAGAATTAAAAATTTAAATGAAAAAGAATATTGATGATTATGATAAACAATTTCCTAATTATGTAAAACTAGATTATTATTTATCTTTATTTAGTTCTAAAATAAAAGATTTAACTAAAAATTTAAAAAAAATGAATAGCTCTTATATAAAAACTATATATTTTTTCTTATACTCAAAAAAATTAATTTAAATTATAATGTGAATTTGATCACAATATGTTAAAACTTGACTACGACAACACCATCTTATTATATAATTATCTGTTAAAAATTTACTAATTTCTTTATTTTTTTGTTCTTCTGTTTTTGTTTTATCTAATTCTATATTATTCTTAAATTCTTCATAATCTAATTCAAAATCAGCTAATAATTTTCCACAACTAACACATTTTGGAGGCAACATATTAATATTAATATATATATTAATATTAATTTAAATAATATTTTATTCAATTTTTTTAATTATAAATATATATTAATGAATATTAACCAACCATCTGATTATAATTCTATGATTAATCAACCATCTGATTATAATTCTATGATTAACCAACCATCTGATTATAATTCTATGATTAACCAACCATCTGATTATAATTCTATGATTAACCAACCATCTGATATTTTAAATACTTATATAAAAATATTTTCAAAAAATGTTTATGAAATAACAAATGAAATTTTAAATAATAGACCTTTAGATGAAGTTTTTAATAAAAATAATAGAATGTTATATTTAGGAATTTTCTTAATTTTATTTAGTATTTTATTAATACCAATATTATCTTAATATTTTTTTTTACTAGTATATTATTTAATATCTTAAATTATCATAATTATAAATATTATAAGGTATATATGATTGCATTTCTACTCTTTTATACTGTTGATTATCTAAATTAATATATAATATTGATTTTAATTTATTAATATTTAAATAAAAGTCTTTTGATAATTCTATTGGTAAAGCATAAATAAATCTATCAAATATATTTAAAACTAATAATAAGTTATAAACATCTTTTTTTTCATAATATTTATTTAAAACTTCTAATAAATCTTTAAAAACAATTGGACTATATTTATTATATATTATTATATCATTTAAAAAATATAATATATCATTATCATCATTTAAATATTTATAATCATTTTTTAATATTTTATTTTTAATATCTATTAAAATATTATCTATAAATTTTTCTTTATCAAGTTTTATAGTTTGTCGAAAATATATTATTAATAAAAAAATAATTAATGGAATAACATATTTTACTGAAATATCTGAAATATATGAAATATAAAATAATATTGTTCCTGTTATTAAATAATAAAATATATCATTTTTATTAAAATTTAATAAATCCATTATATAATTAAGATAATAAATTATTTATTTCATCATATAATGTATTTTCTATATTTTCTTCATCAACTTTTATTGTATTTACAATTCCTATACCTTTTAAATTTAATTCTATTGTAAAATTTTTATCCCCTATATATATATATCTATTTTTTGAATCTGTTATTTTAATATCTAATTGTTCTATATCTATAATAGGTTCAGATAATTTTTGTATTAAATTATGTATTTTTGTTGTTCCTAACATTATCTTACATATTGGTTCTATTTTAGATATATTATTTATATATATATTTAATACTTTTTCTGATCTTAAATCATATGATTTATTAGATGTATATATATTATAATTATCACATTCTTGATTTAAATTAAAACCTAATATATCTAATATATTATTTTGAAATTTATTAAAATCTGTAAATAATACAAAATTATTATCATTATTTATTTTTTTAAATATTATATTATTTGTATTCTCATTTAATAATATTTCTATATTATCCTGATTTAATATATTATTTAATCGTTCTAATAAAAATTCTATTGTATAATTTCCAACAGGTAATCCAATAATCTTTAAATTATCTTTATGTTGATAGAATATATCATTATTATTTATTTCATTATCTTCATTATTTTGATAATATAATATATTATTATGAGGTGTTATATTATAAATTATATCTGGAAAACTATAATTTATTATTTCAATTGATGATAATATCTTTAATTTATTTTTTATATCATATGAATAAATATTATCTGTATTTTTACAATTATTTGATTCAATTATCTCAACTTTCATATTTTGATTATAAATATCTAAATTATTTTTAATTAAATTCATTATTTCTTTATTCTTAATCTGTAATTGTTTTTCTTTTTCTTCATTTTTTAATGCATCTTTTTCAATCTCATCATATTTTATTTTTAAAATCTCCATTTGTTCTAATATTTCATCTTTTTTATTTTTTAATAATAACATTTTATTTTCTATATTACTATCCTGATTTACTAACATTAATTTAATTTTTTCTTGTAAAGAATTATTCATTGTTTTTTGTTGTCCTAATTCATAATTTAAAATTTGTATTTGATTTAATAATTCAACATTTGCTGAATTATTATTATTATTATTATTATTATTATTTGCTAATTGTGTTTTTAATTTATTAATTTCTTCTTTAAAATTATTTTCTTGTTCTGATAATATATTTTTTAATTGTATTTGTAATTGTTCATTAATTAATTGTATTTGTTTTTGTGATTGTTCTGTATTATTTTGTCCTTGTAGATGTTGTTGTGAATGTTGAAGATGTTGTTGTTGTAAATGTTGATATTGTGGTTGTTGAGGATGTTGTTGTAAATGTTGAGATTGATGTTGAGGTAAATATTGTTGTGAATGTTGATTATGATTTTGTGGATGTTGTTGTAAATGTTGCAAATGTTGTGGATGTTGGGAATATTGTTGTTGAATATATTGTTGTTGTGACTGTGAATGTTGTTGTGACTGTGAATGTTGTTGTGACTGTTGATGTTGTTGTGACTGTGAATGTTGTTGTGACTGTGGATGTTGTTGTGACTGTGGATGTTGTTGTGACATTTGATGTTGTTGTAACTGTGAATGTAGATGTTGTTGTAACTGTGTCTGTGTATGTGATTGTTGTTGTAATTGTGACTGTAATTGTAATTGTGACTGTAGATGTTGTTGTGACTGTTGATGTGACTGTGACTGTAGATGTTGTTGTGACTGTGGATGTTGTTGTGACTGTGGATGTTGTTGTGATTGTAAATGTTGTTGTGAATGTGGATGTGGGTGTTGTATTGGATATGGTAAATGTTGTATTGTTTTATCAATATTATTATTTTGATCATATTGTTGATATTTATTAATAATATTTTGTTGATTATTTTGTATTTTATTAATATCACTATGATTATTATTTATTATATTATCTATTATACCTCTTTCTCGTTGTATTTGTTCTAATTTTGTAGTTATTGGTATTGATTCATCGAAAATAATTTCTGTAGGATTTATACCTGTATTAAAAGCATCTATATTTGATTCAATATCAAAATTATTATAACTTTCTAAATTTATATCTTGTTTTTTAATAAAATTTTCATCAGTAATTGGATTATAATATTTATCCATTTCATTTTGATTTTGTTTTTTAATAAAATTGTCATTATTTATTTTTCTTTGATTATTATCTTGTTTTTTATTAGAACTATCTAAAGAAAAATCTGGTGTTGGAGGTCTTTCACGAGGAACATTATATTGTCTTTCATCTTCTAAACGTTTTAATCTTTCTTTAACACTTTCTTCTTTATTAATTTTTGTACTTTCACCATTTGGATTAAAATTAGAAATAATATTATTATTTGGAATAATATTATCATATTGTTTATTAATCCTTATATTATCTTTTAATGATGTATGCTCTGGTCGTGTTGATATTTTTATATCCATAGTTTTTTTTTTAGTTGAAGTATTTTGTTCCATATTATTTTGTTTAATTATTTCATCCATTTTTTTTAAAATTAAATCATTTGAACCTTTTAGAACAGTATTTAAATTATTATCTGCTAATTTATTTGGATCAATTTTATCAAAAATTGTTTTCATCATTTGAACAAGTTTTTGTGTTAAAAAGGTTTTATTCTCAATATTAAGATTATGCAAGTTATTATTATTTATTATTTTTGAATATAGTTCGGATGTGTTTTCTTTAGAAAAAATTATATTTTTTAATTTTATTTGAGACATAATTTATAATAATATTTGTATTGAATATTTTTAAATATATTTTAACTTATTATTTTTATATGTTTTTTATTTAATATAAAATTTATAAATTATATTATATGTCAATATTCAGTAAAAAAAAAAATATAGGATTTAATTTTTCAAAAAATAAAATTGTTACTAAAAAAAATTTAAAACAAATAGATAATATCCCTATTGTATCTGGATTATATGATAATAATTATATTGAACAAAATATTTCTAATAATGATAATTTAGGATTATATACTTATTGGGGAAATTATTATATTGATGATACAAAAATGTTTCCAGATATTCAAATTGAAGAATTTGATTTAAATTTATTTAGCGGTGATAGAGATTTAGATATTAATAAAAATCCTTTAAATTTTATCATTTGGTTAAATCAACAAAATAGTAATAACAGAAAATGTCATCTTCCAAGAGTTTTTAAAAATATTAAATATATTAATTTTGAACATATTATATTTCCAAAATTTATTCAATTAATTAAAGTTTCAATGATTAACGACCTATCATATAATCAAATTATTAATGATATTACAAATAATATTTTTACTGATATATCTTTAAATTTAAATTTAATTAATACATCTTTTTTAAATTATCAAATATGTAATGTAAAAAATACACTTAATTTCTTACAAATTAATTTTACTATTAATAATCGTTCTAATGTTATTTATGAATATACTAACAATAATAATATGATTATTCTTGATAAATATTATGGTATTCCAACTAATTCTCCAGGTAATCATATCCAATATATTTCTATTCATCCAACTAATAATAAATTTATTCTAAATACTAAATATAAATCTATATTTAGACCTGTTTTTCCAAAATTAAAATCAAATACAGATTTATATACAGCAATAAAAAAGTCATTAATAATATATAAAAATACAGATTTATTAAATATTTATAAAATTAATATTAATTTATTAGATCATAATTATAATCCAATAATAATTAATAATTTAGATTATAACGTTGATAATAATAAATGTTCATGTGATATAGGGAGAAAAAAATATTCATGTCCATGTTATTATTTAAGACATCCATTAAATCCAAAATTTCAATTAGAATTATTTATAAAGATCGGATGTTTAATTCAAACATTTAATAAGAAAAATTATATTGAATATTAAAAAAAATTTGATTTTTATTTTTATTTAAATATTATCTATATAATATATAATAAATGAATTATATATTATATCAATTACCCAATATAAATGATGACATTTTAAATAATATTAAAAAAAATGGATTTAAACAAGAATTTTCAGAATATCTTTTACAACCTCAGTTATCTAATGGATTTAATAATTTTATACATAAATCTAAAGATAAAATGATTTTTGTAGAAGATCCTAAATATAAAAATAAAAATTTTTATCATGTCACAAATCCATATGAACATACTATTACAAATAATTCAAAAGATAAATTAGATATTGCATCATATTCTAAAATATATTTCACAGAATCAAATAAATTAAATATAGTATCAAGAGCATTTTATAAATTATGGGAAATGTTAATGATTTTTGATGTCATTCCTGATAAAAATATTGTATCTGCACATCTAGCAGAAGCACCAGGTTCTTTTGTCCAAGCTTTAATATTTTTTAGAGAAAAATATTTTAAAAAAGCTATTTTTGATAAAGATGAACATTATGTTATATCAATATCAGAGAAGGGTGTTCCAACATTTAAAGCAGATTTTAAGAGAGAATATTCTAGAGTAAAAATATATGAACAGGATGGAGGAGATTTAACATCATTAACATCTATAAATAAATTTAGTAAATTTTCAAAAAAAGCAGATTTTATTACTGCTGATGGAGGATTTATATGGAATGATGAAAATTATCAGGAACAAGAAGCTTTTAAGCTAGTTATTGGTGAAATTTTAACAGCATTGAAAATTCAGGAAATAAATGGATCATTTATTTTAAAATTATTTGAAATTTATACAGATGTTTCTATTAAAATTATTGCTATTCTAAAAATGTTATATAGTGAGGTATATATTACAAAACCATTAACATCAAGACCATCAAATTCTGAAAGATATGTTATTTGTAAAAAATTTAAAGGGATTGATAATAAAATAATTAATAAATTTGAAGATTTATTAAAAGAAATTAATGATAAAGAAAAAGAAAATTTTTTTTTAGCAGATATTTTACCAGATTATGAAATAGATATAAATTTTAAATATACTTTAAATATTTCATCTATTATATTATCAGATATTCAACATGAATCAATTAATAAAATGATAAAATATATTAATTCAGGAAATTATTATGGTAATATGTATCATAAATATTTAGAAGCACAACAAAATGCAAATGATTTATGGACATCGACATTTTATCCAATAGATGCAAATGATATAAAAGTAGTTAAAAATAATTTAGAAAAATTGCTAAAAGAAACTAGTGAAGAATCAATTAAACAAATTAAAACTTATAGTGAAAAATTAATTTAATATATATATATTATAATGAATAAATATATAATATTCCACAAAAAATATTTAGAATTAAGAAATATGATAGGTGGGGCTGAATATAAAGAGGAACAAGATGAAATAATTGATACAAAACCAATTTTACATATAAGACCATGTAAAGCATCTGATGAAAGTTTTATAATAAATCCAAATACATGTAAAATCTTTTTTCATAATAGACATAATTCTTGTTGGTTGATTGTTTCTTTAATAATATTATTTTCTAGCGATAGTACTAGAGAATGTGTACAAGAAAATTTAAAAAAATATACTGCAGAAGAAATTTTATCTGGTAGTTATCACTTATTAAAATATTTAATCCCTGAAAAAGAAATAATTAATAAAAAAAGTAATATAATAAATATTATTACTTTTATTAAAAATAGGATAGATAATAATTTATTTGACTATGAAGAAAAAAATGAATGTGATAATACTGATGAAGATGAATTACCTCCAATTATACCTTCAATACAAAGACAAAACTCAATAAAAAATGAGATAGATATAATAGATAATTATATTAAGTTATTATATAAAAATAAAAAAGACATTGAAAAAGGGGCTGATGATGTAGATAAATTTTTTAGTTTAAATTTATTAAGTATATTATTATATAATAATATAATTGATTTTATAATATATAATACTGAAAATTATGAAGAAATTAATTTAGATCAATTGCAAAATATAATTGGTATTTTTATAATAATAGAAGGACATATTATGGCTTTATATGTATGTAATGGAGAACAAAAATTTTGTAATAATCATAATATAATAAATTTTCAATGGTATGATTTATTATATGACTATAATGAATTAATTAATACAAAAAATAATGTTAAAATAATTTGTAGTATAATTAAAGATATTCAAAATAAAATTATGAGTATTCCATTTATTAAATATGAAGATGAAGATTCTACCATAAAATATAATTATTATCATAATGACTTTAAAAATACTACAGATATCTTATTTGATATAGATGAAATACCAGAAATTACATCAATTATTTTATTATCTAATTATAGTGCTTTAGAAAAAAATCAATCAGATTATAATGCTTTAGAAAAAAATCAATCAGATAATTATTATTATTATTTAGCTTATTATATTAGATCTCAGCAAAATCTTCAATTTACTTCATTTATACGTAAATATAAAATATCATTTGAAGATTATTATACTCTTTTAGATGAATGTTTTATAAATACTAATTATGATATTATCAAATATATTTTTGATAAAGATATGGATCAAATTATTGATTTAAATACTATAATCACATATGAAGAAAAAGAAAAAGATTATAATGAAAGTTTTTTAAATTTTGCTTGTAATAAAAAAGATATAACATTAGTCAATTTATTATTAACAAAAAATAAAATTTATAATAAAATTCATAATAAAAATAAAATTAATTTAAATATTAAAAATAATAATAATGAAATAGCATTAAATATTAGTTGTAGAGTAAATAATAATAATATCGTTTATGAATTATTACAACAAAATAAATTTTATAAATTTAACAAACATAATCTTAATAATCAAGATAAATATGGGTTTACACCATTAATTATGGCATGTAAAAATAATAATAGTAGTATTATTAAACTATTATTAAATGAAGATAGATTTTATTCAAGTCCAAATAGGCTTAATTTAAATTTACAAAATAATTTAGGTAATACAGCTTTACATTATTTATGTAAACATAATAATACTAAAATTATTAATATATTATATAGTAATAAACAAATTGATATTATAAAAAATAATAATAATGAAATACCAATAAATATTTTTAAAATTTTATGTGAATTAGAAGATAAAAAAGAAGAAACTGATTATAAATATATATATTCTTTATTAAATAAGACAATTAATCTTGGTATTAATAAAATTGAAATAACTGATAAATCAAGTGATAAAATATTTGAGCTGATAGAAGATAAAACTCAACAAAATATAATAGTTGAAATTAAAGATGGTAAAAATTCATATTTTTTAATTAAAAAATAATTAAAATAATTATATAATTTATTTATATTTAATAAATTGTTTTGCTAAATATTCACCAATCTCTTTTTCTTCGCTCTCTTTATCTACAGTTCCATTAGATATATTTAACATACTATTTAAAATAAAATCTAAACATGTTATATCTTTATCTTGAATAACTAATTCAAATAATGAAGAATAATTGTGTTCAAATATTGGAAAAATAGTTTTTAATTTATCAGAATATTCTTGATAATTTTTTTTTTTTAATTTTAATATTTCTGGAATTTTCATAAATTTTTGAATTAATGTTATTGTATTTTTAATATTATCAATATCTTTTTCTGAAATATTCATTATATTATATATAATATATTATTATTTTATATCTTTTATATAAAATAAAATTATGAATTTTGCCTAATATATCTTGTAAATTCTTTTATATCCTTCCTATATAATACTGATGCATCAACATTTGCTGGTGATTCACAATTTGGTGCATGGAATAATGTTATAATACTCAAAAATATACTTGATATTGTTTGTGCTGGAGACCATCTTTCAGAACTATGTTCATAACCATATTGATCAACACCTTCGTGTAAGATACTTATACAAATTTTACCATCTGAATAAATGTTTGGATGAAATAAATTAGATGTAAATTGAATTTCGGGAGGACTAAAAGGATAATTATTTGGGAATTTAATAATACCAGCATATATTTCATCTTCCCAAGGTGTATCTTTAGGTCCAATTAATAAAAAATTCCATATAAAAATATTTTCAGGTGGTTCAATATTTAGATTTTCAAGGGGATCTTTCATATATTTTTCATAGTGTTTACGAATTATTTTGTGGACGTTCATAATATTATATATTTATATTATTATATATCAAATATTTAATTGTTCAATTTTTTTAATCTATTATTATAAATATGAAAAATTGAAAATATATTTTATTTAAATATATATTAAATATTATAATTAAATGTTAAATATATATGATATACTGAATGTTATTTCACCAAATTATGAAATTATTAAACAAAATATTAATATAAAAAAAAATTATATAGAAACATTAGAAATAACTAATTTTGATTCTTCTTTGTCTTTTACAACTTTTTTTTCATGTTTATTATATGAATATGAAAATATAAATTTAGAAATTATTAATAATAATGTTCAAATTAATCCAGATATATTAAAAAATGAAATTGATAAATTACATATTTTTATGGATAAATATGAATTTAATCCATTAATTAATATTAAAAAGATGTCAAATTTAATTTTACAAAATATTATTAATAACGAATTAATATTATTATTATCTGGATATTTTAATTTAAATATATATATATATTCATATGATACAGAATTATTAAAAATATTTTATTTAGAAGATAAACTATATACTAAGAAAAAATCTGTAATATTAATTACAAAAAAAGATAAATATAATCCAAATATTGGTTATCAAACATTATTAAATAAACAAATATTATTATATAATGATCCAATAATCCAAAATTTATTAAAAGATATATATATTATTCCTATTGGAATAAAAGAAAATAAAAAATTTGAAATATCAGATGTAAAATTAGAAATAGATTTTATAATTTCATTAAAAGAAGCAAAATTTGAAATAACAGATGATATATTTAATGGTTTAATTATATTAGAAGATGATAATGATAATAATAATAATTATTTTTTAGAATTAAAAACTAAATATAAAAAATTAAAAATTAATAAAATAATTAATACTTTTTCAAAAAAAAATTTAATGACAGAAATCGATAAATATATTATAAATTAAAAATAACAAAAAAATTCTCTTATAAATATATATATATATATATATGTTCTTTTTTTTTAATAGTAAGTTTTTTAATAAATTAAATTCTGATATTATATTTATATCTTTAATTAATTATATAATAACAATTGCATATATAAAATTTTTAGAACATAAAAATTCAATGACAGGATTTTTTAATATATATTTAATTTTAATTATATTAATAGATTTTATTTTTACTTTATTTTATTATATACAAAATAATTTTATAAATATAACAAAGTTAGATTTTATAAATCAAAAAGATGATTTAATTACTGAACAATTTGATTTTAATAAATTTAATAATGAATTAAATGAATTTAAAAAAAAATTTAAAAATAAAATAAAAATAATAAAAAAATCTTCATCAGAATCCGAAATTAAAAAATTTAATTTAAATATTAATGAAAAAAAAGATATTTCTAATTCAATTATTTAATAAAAGTATTTATTATTATAGTGGAGCTTGGAAATTAATGATTAAAATAATAATAGCATTTTGTTATTTAGATTTATAAAATGCTATTATTTTATTATGTTTATTAATTCTATTTAATTTTAATCTAATAATTTATAAAATTATTAGATTAATTATGTTATATTATATTTTACGTTTATTATAAATTATAAAAATTTACGTTTATTATAAATTATAAAAATTTACGTTTATTATAAATTATAAAAATTTACGTTTATTATAAATTATAAAAATTTACGTTTATTATAAATTATAAAAATTTA